AGGCGGCTAAGGCCAGTTATTGTGCGCGATCTGGTGGCATTAAGGGCAAAGATGACAAGTTTTCCGCGAACTACTGGTCACGTAGAGCGTGGAAGTGTTGAGGTGAAATCATGCAATATATGAAGATGTACAGTCGGCCAAAACCTAATAAAATGAAGGAAGTGGCAGACGCAGTTGATGCATTGGTTGAAGATGTAAAGCCTGAGAAAAAGACAAGTAAGCCCCGCCGTGCATCATATAAGCGCCGGATGTCTGGCGTGAAGACGGGAAAGTATTCATCTGATGCCTAAGAAAGCGCCTGTTCGCAAGAAAGCCCCTGTTCCGAAGGATAAGGCTTTGTACTCGCGGGTGAAGTCTGAGGCTAAGAAGAAATTTGACGTTTATCCTTCGGCTTACGCGAATGCTTGGCTGGTGCGGGAATATAAAAAGCGCGGCGGGACGTATGTCTGATGTCTTATCGCGGTGGTTTAACGAAATGGTTTGCTGAGGATTGGCGTGACGTCAAAACGGGTAAGCCATGTGGTCGCAGCGGTAAAAAGGACAAAGACAGACCGTATCCAGCGTGTCGCCCCGCCAGCAAGGCGAGAACGGCGAAAGCTAAAAAGGCTGCGAAGCGGAAAACAAGTTCAACCCGCATAAGCTGGGACGTTTAGGAGATTATCATGCCAGGATATCACAAAGGTAAGAAAAAAGGTAAGGGCGGTAAGAAGAAGTAATGGCACAGATGGATGAACTGCGCTTCCGCAGCATATTGCAGCATGAGATACAGAGCGCGGTCAACTATTATGACTCAGAGTTTAGTGCTGATCGCTCGGAGGTCTTGGACTATTACCTAGGCCAGCCTTTCGGCAATGAGGTGCCAAACAGGTCGCAAGTGGTCGCAACCGAGGTTTCGGATACGATTGAGTATATCATGCCGTCGTTGATGAAAATGTTTGCGTCATCTGGCGATTTTGTGCGCTTTCAGCCGCGTGGGCCAGAGGATGTTAAGGCTGCTGAACAAGCGACTGACTTGGTGAATTTTGCGATTAACGAGGATAATCGTGGATTTACTGTGCTGCATAACTGGTTCAAGGATGCCTTGCTGTTTAAGCAGGGGGCTGTGAAGTTTTATTGGGATGAAACTGAGACAGTTGTAAATGAGACATATGAGAACTTAACTGAGGACGAAGTTACTTTGCTGCTGGATGATCCGGCGGTTGAGGTTGTGTCGCAGGAAGTTATTGAAATGGGCGTTGTGGCTGCGGATGGCCAAGAATTGCCTATGGATGTGCGTTATAATGTTGAGGTCAATGTTAAGAAGCGCAGCGGCAAAGTTAAGATTGATAACATCCCGCCTGAAGAGATGATTTTCTCGCGTCGTGCGACGTCTTTAGAAGAGTGTGGGTTTATCGCGCATAGAACACAGGTTCGTGCGGGTGACCTGATTGAGCAAGGCTATGACGAAGAGACAGTCTTGGCTTATGCGGGTTATGATGACCTAGATGACGAAGGTGAACGTCAGGCACGTTTTGAAGAGTTGGAAAGCGGTGATCGCTTTGAAAGCCATGATCCATCCATGCGCGAGGTCTTGGTGACGGAGGCGTATATACGTGCTGACTTTGACGGAGATAATATCCCTGAGTTACGCCGTGTTGTTGCTTTGGGTGATGGGGTGGAAATTTTAGAAAACGAGCCGTTTGACCACGTGCCGTTTGCTTTGCTTTCCCCGATTTTGATGCCGCACAGAATGGTTGGCCGTTCTGTTGCTGAGATGGTTATGGACTTGCAGATGATTAAGTCCACGATCATGCGTCAAATGCTGGATAACTTGTATTTGACCAATAACAGCCGCGTTGCTGCTGTTGAGGGTCAAGTTAATTTAGATGACTTGTTGTCATCCCGCCCTGGTGGTGTTGTGCGTACCCGTGCGCCTGGGATGGTACAGCCTTTGGCCGTGCCTCAGATCGGGTCTACTGCGTTTGCAATGCTTGAGTATGTAGATCAGGTCAGAGATCAACGCACAGGCTTCTCTAAGGCGTCTATGGGGCTTGATCCGTCTACTTTGCAGTCTACCACTGCCAGCGCGGTTAATGCGACCATACAAGGCGCACAGCTAAAGATAGAGATGATTGCCCGCGTGTTTGCTGAAACGGGTTGCCGTGAGTTGGCGCGTGGCGTTTTAGCGTTGTTGCAAAAGCATCAAGACGAAGAGCGTGTTGTGCGTATTCGTGGCGAGTTTGTCAGCATTGATCCTCGCGCTTGGGTAAACGGCTTTGACATGTCGATTGACGTTGGCTTGGGCAATGGTCGTGAAGACGAAAAGATGTCTATGTTGCTGCAAATATTGGGCAAGCAAGAGCAGTTGTTGCAGCAGTTGGGGCCAAATAACCCCGTTGTTAAGCCGTCGCAGTATGTGAACACGTTGAAACGCATTGCTGAAATGGCTGGATTTAAGGATACGTCGCAGTTCTTTAACTCTGGTGAAGAGATTGACCAGGCGTTGGCGCAGGGTCAAAGCGAAGAGCAAGGCAACTCGGCAGAAATGCAAAAGCTGCAAGCTGAATTGCAGTTGAAGCGTGAGAAAATGCAAGCTGAACTGGCGCTTGAGCGCGAGAAAATGCAAATGGAAATCGAGTTACGTCGCCAGGAGTTGCAAGCTGAATTGCAGCTACGCCAACAAAAGTTGGCTTACGGCGGTAATGTTTCGGACAACTTACCAAGAGCATGACAGATTTAATTACGGAACAGGATCGCGGGGCGAAAGCTGCTGCGATTTTACGTGAGCCTTTAATCCAAGAGGCGTTTGAGGAATTGCGGAAAACGTATGTCGATGGGTGGTCGCAGAGTGACCCCGCAGACACCGAGTTTCGTGAGCAATGTTTCCACTTGCTGAAAGCGTTGGAAGCGTTTGAGGGACACTTTGAAAGCGTCGTTACGACGGGGAAAATGGCCTCTCAGCAAATGGAAGCATTGCGAAGCTAAAATCAACTAAAATTGGAGATTTAATATGTCTGGTACTCCACAGGAATCCAGCCTATCGCAGCATGACGCTGTCAATTTACTTTTGAATGCCCAAGCCCCTGAAGAGGCAAGCGAGGAAAATCAAGAGGTTACTGCCGAAGCTGATGCAGAGGCACCCGAAGAAGAGACTTATGAAGCTGAGGCCGTCGATGACCAAGCCGAAGTAGAAGAGGTTGAAGCTGCGGAAGACGATGATGAATACGAAGAGGTAGAATATCATCGTGTAAAGGTTGATGGTGAGGAACGTGATGTCACTTATGACGACCTCATTAAAAGCTATCAACTTGAGCAAACCGCTCAAAAACGGCTTATGGCTGCTGCTGAGGAACGCAAAACCTTAGACGCAGAAAAAGCCCAAACTGAGCAAGTTCGTACTCAGTATGAACAGGCTTTGAATTTAATGGCTCAACAATTGCAGACGGCGAACCAGCCGAAAGACCAAGCATATTGGGATAGTCTGTATGAGAATGACCCTATTGAATACATTAGGCAGCGTGATAACGAGCGTGACAACCAAGCTAAAATGCAAGCTGTGCAGCAAGAGCAATTGCGCCTGAAGCAAGAAAAACTTGTTAAGGAACAGGCAAAGCTACTTGAGAAAATCCCAGAGTGGAAAGATCAGGAAGTGGAGCAACGCGAAAAAACTGCATTGGTGCAGTATGCCCGTGAAAATGGGTGGACAGATGCTGAGTTAGCCGAAGCGGCTGACAGTCGTTACATCGAATTAATGCGCAAAGCCTATCTTTATGACAGCTTGCAGTCGGGTAAGCCGATAGCCAAGAAGAAAGTAAAGACGGCACCTAAGATGGTCAAAAGTGGTCAGCCAAAGAGCAAAGCCGACTCTGCTACAGACCGAAAGCGTAAGGCTTTTGACAATTTGAGGAAAAAGGGCAGCAAGGAAGCTGCCGTTGAATACCTCTTAACTCGTTAATCTTAGGAGGCCATTATGGCTACATATACAAGTTCGACGGCTATTGGAGAACGTGAGGATCTTTCAGACGTCATCTATAGAATTGACCCAGACGAAACGCCCCTAGTGAGCAATTCACAAAAGGAAACTACAAAAGGTATTTTCCATGAGTGGCAAGTTCAGGAGTTGGCGGCTGCGTCAGCGACTAACTATGCAAACGAGGGTGCGGATTATTCCTACACTAACCCAACAGCGACAACACGCCACGGCAACTATCACCAGATCAGTGTCCAAGCGGCGTCAGTGTCAAACACACTAGATGTTGTCGACAAAGCGGGGCGCGATAAGGAAACCGCATACGTCAAGGTACTCAAAGGGATCGAGCAACGTCGTGACATCGAAAAATCGTTGTTTGCGAACGAAGCGCGTTCAGGTTCAGACCCACGTAAGGCTGCAAAGCTAATCAACTGGATCACCAATGGTGACAAACCATCTGATATGGCATTTGCAACAGGCGACGGTTCTGATGCGGCTGACCTAACAGGTACAGCACGTGACCTTACTTTGGCGCAAATTGATGCAGCAATGCTTGCTGCTTATAACGACGGTGGTCAGCCTAACATGTTGCTGATGTCACCAGCGAACAAACAGAACTTCTCTGACCTGTCATCAGGTTCAGTTGCGACAGCGCAGTTGCAGTATTCTGCACCACGCGACATCGCAATCGTTGGTTCTGTTTCACTTTATTTGTCTGACTTCGGTGAATTGGCTGTAACCATTGACCGCCAGGCAAATGCCTCAGAGGTCTATCTCATTGACACAGATTACGTCTGCATCGGTTCCCTCCCTGGCCGTATGTTTAGCGTATCTGATGTGGCATCAACGGGCGATGCTACTAAATTTGCGATAGTCTCTGAGTGGACGCTGATCGTGAAAGCACCAAAAGCACATGCTGCTGTGATTGGCTTGTCCGGTTCATAAAATTTAACTCCATACAAAACCTTTAAAGGGGCGCTTTCGAGCGCCCTTTTTTTATTGGGATTCTTCAATGAAAAAACTGATTAACTCCGACTCGCTTACAGGTAAGAAAACTTACTTTGAGAGCGATGCGGATGGACACCGAGTCACAACGACGGTCAATGTTGATCCAGTGAAAGACTTGGCGAAAGAAAGCGCCAATGAGTATCGCTACGGCTCCATGATCGGAAACACACAGAAACACAAGCACAAGGTCGGTGAGATACCAACTGTGCTGTATTACCACCTCTTGGAGAAATTCGGTCAGCCGAAGGACAATCCGAAAGCGTGGATGAAATGGCTTGAAGAGAACAAGGGCTTCAAAGCGACAGGCGGTAGGCTGGTATAATGGCAATCACGACGTATGCAGAACTTCAGACGGCGGTATCTAATTTCTTAGCCCGTTCTGATGTGACAGATCGCATTCCTGAATTTATCTCTCTTGCAGAGGCGCGAATGAGCCGTGAACTAAATTCACGTTCTCAAGAGAAACGCGCCACAGCAGCGACAATTTCAGGTGATGAATTTATCTCTCTGCCTACTGACTTGCGTAAAATTCGTTTGGTGAAACTAAACTTAGACCCTGTTGTGGTGTTAGAGTATGCGGCACCGAAGGATTACTACGAAACATATGCATCATCTGGCGGTGGGCGACCAAAGTATTACACTGTGATCGGTTCTGAGATTGCGGTGCGCCCTGTGCCAGACAGTATATACACCCTGGAATTGATTTACGGCGAAGACATTGACTCTCTGTCTGATTCAAACACAACAAACACGATTTTGAGCCGTCATCCCGACGTTTACCTATATGGCTCATTGTCGGCTGCGTATCTTTACTTGATGGATGAAACGCGGGCGGCACAGTACGACGGATTGTTTGGTCGTGCGATAGGTGAAATCAACACAAACAACGAACAGGCTTATTACAGCGGCACGTTGTCAATGAAGTCGGACTATACGGCTTAACTAGAAGGGCAAGAAAATGAGTTTCTCAGATTATTTAGAAACGGAAGTCTTGGAGTTTGCCTTTACGACTTCCGGCGGCACACGGCCTACTGCATGGTACTTGGCGCTATTTACGGCTGCACCGTCAGATAGTGGTGGTGGTACCGAGGTATCTGGTGGGGCATACGCCCGTCAGTCAGTTACGTTTACTGTAAGCGGAAACACGGCAACAAATTCTGCTGAAATTGAGTTTCCTGTCGCAACCGCAAATTATGGATCAGTCACACATGTTGGTGTTTTTGATGCGTCATCTGCTGGTAACCTTTTGGCTCACGCAGCATTGACGTCATCCAAAACGATAGAAACAGGCGACGCATTTAGGGTGCAAGCCTCAGAGTTAGACATAACGCTGAACTAGGGTTCGACGAATGGGTTACGGACTAGGTTTATACGGTTCTTGGGCTTACGGGGTTACAGGAACTTACAAAGATGGTAGCGCTTCGATTGGCGCACAGTCTTCTGCGATTCTTGGCCAAGTCCGTATTCGTGATGCATCCGTAAGCATATCTGCGACGAGCCAAACAAGTATTAATTACGACAGGGTAGTTCAGCGTAATATAACGATTTCCGCATTGGCGGATATGACGCCTATTGGTGCGGTCAATGCGTCAGGTTCTGCCACCGTTGCAGCGGCGATGTCCGCTAGTGCGGGCGCAATCAGGGTTGCAAGTTCAAGCGTGTCAATCACGCCGTCTTTGAGTGTCACTAATTCTGGTGAGCGTATACGAACTGCATCAGCGGTTGCATCACCGAGTGCGTCTATATCTGCCTCAGCGGTCTTTATCGCGGGAGCGTCTTCTACTGTGTCTGCATCGGCGTTGGTGTCTGTTGCGCCAAACCGCATTCAAATAGCAACTGCAAGTACATCCGTTGCGGCGATTATAGCGGCGACAGGGCGCTTGCTTTGGGAGCCAGAGTTGCCTGATGGCGAAACATGGTCTGAGCAAGCGGTTGGCACAGAGACATGGACAAATGTAGCCGCAGGATCAGAAACGTGGAGTGATCAGTCAGTGGGATCAGAAACTTGGTCAGACATAGCAGATTCATCAAACGTCTGGAATGAGGCTGCATAATGGTTACGACGACAACACAATATAGTTTTCAAAAGCCTACTGTTGGTGATGATGAAGATGCTTGGGGCGGTTATTTAAACAGCAACTTTGACAGCATTGATAGCTTGCTGCGCGGTGCGACTTCTTTGTCCTCGTTGAACTTAACTGGCACTCTCGCAGCCGACGACATCAGTATATCTAGCGGCTTGGGCTTGTTAGGCATAGAGTTTACCGACAACCTGTACATCGGCGGCAATTCTAGTCACGTTAAAATAGGCTTTGGCACGGATGTCGTTTATCCAAGTAACGGCAACGGTACAAACGCGAACAACACTATAGACATTGGTACGTCTGGCAATCGTTTCAAAGATTTGTATCTTGCGGGTGATGCAAACGTAACTGGAAATATTACGGTTGGCGGCAATGTAGACGGACGAGATATTGCGGCTGATGGCACAAAGCTGGATGGCATTGAAAGCGGTGCTACTGCTGATCAAACTAAGGCAGACATTGATGCGCTGAATATTGATGCAGCAACACTTGATAGCTTAGACAGTACACAGTTCTTGCGTAGTGATGCTGATGATACCACAACAGGACAGCTCACCGTTGATAACGATAACGGCATTAAGGTCGTTAGTGGCACTGAAACTGCCAATGTCTATTATACTGGCTATGGGATAGATAGTGCGCGTACAAGTACATACATCAGGCCACAGGCTGACAACACCCAAACCCTTTACATCGGCAACTGGAATAATTCACTAGATTGGAACGCCATTGCCATGAAGGTTGGCAATGATGACAATGTAACGATCAACGACAATAAAGTTTTCCACGCTGGCAACGATGGCTCTGGCTCTGGCTTAGATGCTGATACTGTAGATGGCTATCAAACAGACACAAGCTATGGTGCAAATACAGTGGCCGTGCGGACTAGTTCTGGCCATCTTTACATGAACTATGGCATTTCCGCTTATCTCAATATGTGGCACACGACATACCAACGAGATGCCGATACCATATTTTATTCATCGGGTGACAACTACCTACGCAAAAACAATGCGACAGGCTTTAAGAACTCACTAGGGTTAGGCACGGGTGATAGCCCAACCTTTAGTGGACTATCCGTAGCTTCAAATACAGATAATTCTGCTGAGATAGGTCGTGCGCATGTTGGTTATATGGGTTGGTCTGATTGGGCGGGATTTAGTCATGTAGACGCAAATGGGCAATATAGCTATGCTCTGCTTCAAAACCCGTCAGGTCAAACGATTGTAAACGCTGCTTCTGGTCAAAGCGTAAGTGTAAACATTGCTAATAGCAATGTTGCCCAGTGGACGAGTTCTTGGTGTTCACTGCAAAAGCCTATGTATAACTACTCAATTTACTACGAAGATTATGACGCACTATCAGGCACATCTGTAACGGTAAACTGCGACACCGCCCAAGCATTTAGCTTAACTATGACAGATAATACCACGTTTACGTTTAATAGTGTGGCTAATGCATGGAGTTATGGCTTTGTCTTAGAGCTAACAGGCCACTCAACAACTGCATACACAGTCACATGGCCCTCATCAGTGGAATGGGCTGGCGGTACTGCGCCTGATGCCCCAGCAACGGGCGAAACTGATATTTACGTTTTCTGGACACGCGATGGCGGAACAACATGGTATGGCGTACTATCCGTAGACGCGGCAGCATAAGGCATAAGACATGATAACTTTTGGCGAATGGCTCCCAGATCAGTCTGATCTGAATAGCAGTGGCGTGACTGTTGCCCAGAATGTTATCCCTGGTGCGCGTGGGTATCGGCCATTCTATGGGTTGTCTGAGGTAAGTGGCGCAGCGACTAATCGTTTGCGCGGAATTTATGCGACAAAAGACGACAGTAACACGGTTTTTGTTTTCGCTGGCGATCAGGGCAAACTCTACAAAATGAACAACGGCACTTTTGCTTTAGCCGACATAAGTGACACTGGTGGTTACGGAATGTCTGGTGAAGAGCAATGGAAGTTCGTAAAGTTCGGCAACGATGTAATCGCGGCGGGAAGTGATAGCGACACGCTTCAAAAGTTTACCGTTGGGACTGACACAGCGTTTTCGGCTATTTCTGGCGCACCAGCAGCGAAATACATGGCAGTCGTTAGAGATTTTGTTGTGACGGCCAATGTCGCATATTCTAGCAACACTTATCGCTCTCGTGTGCGTTGGTCGCAGATTAATGATGCAACGGCGTGGGCAGTCGGCACGGCGCAAGCGGATGTTCAGGATATTGCTGATGCTGGCCACATAACTGGCCTTGTTGGCGGCGAGTTTGGCGTGGTTTTGCTAGAAAAGGCAATTGCACGAATGCAGTATGTTGGGTCGCCCTTAATCTTTACGTTTGAAAAGGTAGAGACAGGTCACGGTTGCAATTATCCAAACTCTGTTGCAGCACTCGGCCCAACACAGGTTTTCTACTTGGCTGATGATGGCTTCTTCTTTTTTAACGGCAGTCAGTCGGTTCCAATCGGCGCAGAAAAGGTAGACAGCTTTTTCTTTGATGACGTCAACTTCAAGTACATTGATCGCCTCAGTTCAGTGATTGACCCTGAAACTCAGACCGTGATGTGGTCTTATGCAGATCGGGAAAGCACTGGTGAACCTAATCGCATACTTGTCTACAACTATGCAGTTCAAAAGTGGTCAATTATACATCTTGAGCATGAATTTTTGGGATCATCACTCACGCCAAACCTAACGCTCGAAGCGTTAGACAATTTAAGTTCTAGCATTGATGCCTTGGATACATCTTTAGACTCACGGTTCTACGCTGGCGGGTTTTTCCAGCTATCTGCAAGTAAGGACAAAAAGTTGCAAACGCTTACGGGCCAGCCGTTGGATGCGGTGATCGAGACGCAAGAGTTTGAGGGCGCAAACATGCGCAAGTCTTTGCTGAGAGGTGTAACACCTTATGTTACTGCGCGGGATGTTCCTCCGACAATTTCTATACAGGTAAGTTCACGTAACAAGCAGATTGACCCTATTACCTTCGGTGCAGAGGTATCGCTGAATGACGACAACAACTGCCCTGTGCGTTCTAACGGACGTTATCACCGAGTGCGAGTGAACGCGAGTGGCACTTGGCGGTACGCGCTTGGTGTTGATGTCGATGCTGTAGCGCTTGGCAAACGATGACAGACATTAATTATATTAAGCTGCCAGCGAGTGGCGGCTCACCAAGGGAAACGGCAAACGTCGTAAATCTTTTGGTGGACGGAAAGATTAATGCAGCGGGTGAAGTAACACTTGCTGCAAGTGCGGCTACGACTACGGTGACTGATTACCGCGTCGGGTCGGAGAGCGTGATAGTCTTCACGCCGACAACTGCAAACGCTGCTGCCGAGCAAGGTGGCGGGACAATGTACCTATCAACGCGGTCAAAGCAGAGTTTCACAATAACTCATGCCAACAACGCACAGACGGACAGAACGTTTATATATATCGTAATCGGATGAAAATTATCCCCATTGCTGCGCCTTTGCTGCCGGATGTCTGGCCGCATGTCGCACCTCTATTGGATAAGGCTGTCAGCCTTTCACCAGAGTTAATCAAAATTCAGGACGTCTATGAGGCAGCGATGGCTGGCGTCTATGTCGTTTGGGTGGCTGTAGACGAAGAAAGTGGCGAGTTCATCGGTGTGATTACGACACGCATAATTAGTTACCCGCGATGCAAAGCTATGGCGATGGATTTCATTGGCGGGACAAGAATGAAGGAATGGCTGGGAATGGCGCATGAAGCAATAGAAGAACACGCAAAGCGTAACGACTGCTCTCACTTAGAGGGCTATGGGCGTCGCGCTTGGTCACGCTTTTTAGAGCCTCATGGCTGGGAACAAGCCTATATAACTTATAAGAAGGACTTGACTGATGGGTAAGGGTAGCAGCAATTCAACTGTCACTAATGTTCAAAAGCTACCCGACGCGGTAGAAAAAGCCTTAAACGAGGCGTATGAGAACTTTAATCCGTTTGGCAAAACGTTTGACGCCGTTGGTGAGTTTAAGCCGCAAGTCTATGACGGCCCAACAATGGCAGAGTTTTCTGCGTTGCAAAATGCAGCCATTTCGAATGCGGAAAACTTAATTGATAGGCCCGCTTATTTAGACCAAGCGGAAAACACATTTACTGATTTTGCCCAAGGCAACACGGGTATTGGCTTTGACGACGCAAATCTGCAACGTCTGGTAAATGCCACAAACCCAAATGCTGTTGGCTTTGATCAGGCGCGTTTTGACGCTGCGTTAGGGCAGTCGGGCTTTGACCCTAGCGGATTGCAGCGCATGGCGACGTCACGTGGTACAGAACGTGTTGGTTTTGATGACGCAAACCTAAGTCGCTTGTCAAATCAAGTCGTGGACATGTCCAGATTAGAGGGATTGTTCGGCAGTCAAGACCCTGCTGTTGCGCAGCTGCAAAATTTGTCACAGCAGACAACCAGCCTTGACCCACTGACAGCACAGCAAAACAGAGAAAACCTTGCAACAGGTTTGCTTGGTGCGCTTGCAATTGACCCTGGCACAAACCCAATGCTGCAACAGCAGTTGGACAGTGCTATTTCTGGTGCGGTTGATAAAGCTACTTCACAATACGCAACAGCGGGGCGATTAGGTTCTAATGCATTTGGAAGTGCATTAGGTGCTGGCATAACAAACGCTGCGGCTCCAATCATTGCGCAAAACCTACAACAAGACAGAGCCAACCGTTTGGCTGCGGCACAAGCCTTGGGCAACGTATCAAGTGATGACTTGTCACGTGAAGCTAATCTTGGCCAGAACATCGTGGGCGCGGGCCAAACAAATTTGACGAACCAGGTTGATGCGACACGTGCGCTGTCTGCTGCCTTTGGTCAAAACCTGGGGCAAAATGCTGACATTGCCTCTAACTTAATTAGTGCAAACCAAGCAGATTTAGCGCGTCAGTTACAAGCGTCAGACTCTTTAGCGCGTAATCAGATCACAACGTCACAGGCGAATGCTGACTTAGAGCAGCAAGATTTAGCGCGTCAGTTACAAGCTATTAACCAACTTGCAGCAAATCAACAAACTGATGCTGGCCGTCAAGCTGATTTGTTGAGTACGTTGTCAGGTCGCCAGATTGATGCGTCCAGCGCGAATGCAGACATTGCTGCGCAAGACTTGTCACGTCAGTTACAAGCGGCGAACACATTAGCTGGCAATCAGTTGTCGGCATCACAGGCGTCTGCGGCGGCACAACTTGACGCGGCCTCTCGCCTACCTAGCTTGCTCACAGCCGATCAAAGTCGGATTTCAACGCTGCAAGATTTGGGAGCGCTACAGCAAGCGCCAGCGCAAGCGGCGATTGACGCACAGATTCAACGAATTAACGCGCAGAACGCAGCAGATCAAAACCGTATCAACGCGCTACTTGCTGCATCTGGCATGGGGCAGGGTATGTTTGGCACGACAACCACGCAAACAGGCGGGGGGCCGTCAGCCTTATCATCTGGCCTTGGTGGTGCACTTGCTGGCGCTGGTTTGGCTAGTACATTAGGCCCAATGGGTATTGGCCTTACGCCCGCGCTTGGCGCTGGCATCGGTGGCGGCTTAGGCTTGCTTGGGTTGCTCGGCGGCTCAGACAGGCGTTTGAAGGAAGACGTCAAGCGTATTGGCACACACGCTAACGGCCTAGCAATGTATAGCTGGCGTTGGATGCCCGAAGCCAAAGATGTTGGGTTCGACATTTATCCGACTGAGGGCTTCATGGCGCAAGAGGCTCAAGAGGTTTACCCACAACACGTTTACACGCACCCAAGCGGTTATCTGATGTTGGATTACGCCTCACTTAACAATGAAGTAGCGGGGGCGGCATAATGTTATTTTTTGACAACCTCAACAAAAGCATCAGTGGGCTTGGTTTACCTGGCAACTTAGGTCTTTTAACAACAGGCATAGGATTGCTGGAAGGTCAAAATCCGTTGCAAGCTGTGCAAGCTGGCCTTGGTACTTATGGTGCACTTTCCGAAGACGAAGAGCGTCGTCGCCGCAAAGGTGCTTTAGCCAAGCTAGGTGAGCAATATGCGAATGACCCAAGACTAAAAGCAATCATTGATGCTGACCCTGAGGCGGGTCTTAGCCTGATTGCGCAGTTGGAAGCGCAGAAACGCAGACCAAGAGCGCCGACATTGTTGTCGCAGCGCAAACAGCTTGCGGACGCGCTTGGGTTAGAGCCTGGGTCAGATGGTTATAATCGTGTGCTGCAAACTGGCAGTTCTGCTGCCCCAGCGATTACGACAGCTAAAGATGCTGACGGTTTCTTGCGCAATGTGGACACAGGAGAGCGTATATTCCCAGATGCTACGGGTAAGACCAATAAGCCTGTTTTGTCCAACGTGGGCGGCACTCTTTATGACGTCACTGACCCAAGCAATCCGACAGTTGTTGTCGCGGCAAAAGACGACCCAAAGACGGCTAAGATTGGCGATAAGCTGTATAATATAACGGATATAAACAATCCGACTCTTATTGTTGATGAAACGCCAGCGCAAAAACCTGTTCTTAGTAACGTGGGCGGCACTCTTTACAACGTCACTGACCCGTCTAACCCGACAGTTGTTGTCGCGGCAAAAGACGGCCCAAAAACAGCCAACATTGGCGGCACACTCTACGACATTAGTGACATCAACAATCCAAAGGTAGTAGTTGCGGGCAAGGATGACCCTGTAAATCCAAACGTCAAAAACTACGTGGCAGACCAAGATGTCACTATTGGCAATCAGACATATACTGCTGGTACTGTGTTTGCAGTCAATCAGAATGATCCTGACGCGCTTGGAGCAGTTCTTGAGGCGGGTGGACGTTTGGCTCCAACTCGCACAGAGTCTACGGTTACGAATACGTCGGCTGATGCCGTCGTGCCAACTGGTAGTGTTGCAGATTCACCTGTTAGCACAATTGATATTAACACTGCTGCGGGTGGCGATCTCGCGGGGGTTGCAACTGACATACTTAATAAAAGCCTTGGTTTCGCTTTCGGCGCCTCTTTTGACCCTAAGCGCACAGATGCTAAGGCAAACCTTGCGGCACTTGAAAACGCGGTACTGCCAGGTCTGGTTAAATCCATCAGTACAACTGGCGCAGTAAGGTCACAGCAAGACGCCAAGCGGCTCATTCCGGCTGCGGGGGATACCAACCCAGAAATGCGGGCTAAGGTCGAGAGGTTGCTTCCTGTCCTTAATGCGAAACTTGTGGAAGCTGTAAGTGCGCAAAAGCAAGAAAAACTGACCCCGACACAGCGTACTTTGGCGCAGCAAGTTATAAGCACTTATCCCAACCTTATAGCGACTTTAGAGGAAACCCTAAAGGAATACGAAAAGGCGGGGATTACGGCGGCTGGTTCATCAGCCTTTTCTGCCGCAGACGCAATTGTTAAGTAAAGGTTATAATTATGGCTGACGCAGCAAGAGCAGTAAAGTATGCTAAATGGTTAGAAGAGAACGTAGACAAAAAAGGAACTGCCGACTTTGAGACTGTACGCCAAGCATACCTTGAGGCAAGGCCGTCAACGGCGGGTGAAAAGTTTGAAGCAGTCGGGCGAGGGATCAACACGGGCCTTATTGCTGATATTCTTGGCGCTCCTGCTGACGCATTAAACAACCTTCCAAGGCTAGTAAACTTGCTGCCAGGTGAGCAAGGTGTTCGCCCTTTTAGTGAAAACCCTATTGGCGGCTCACAGTCAATTCGTAACACCATGTCAAACCTGTTTGACTTGGGCTACAAAGACGTCACCGACCTTCCAGCAAGTCAGCGTCCATACGCTGTTGGTGGCGAGGTGGTTGGTCAAGGTGTTGGCTTGATGCTTCCCGTTTTAGGTGCAGCGAGAGGTGTCAGCGCAGCAAATGCAGCCGCGCAAACGGCACCAAAGGCTAACGTGGTTTCTCAGACTGTAGATGACATTGTTAAAGCAACTGCACGTAATCCAGCAACGGCAACCGCGATTGAGACAGGGTTATCCGTTGCCCCAGCCGTCGGTGCAGGGGTGGCAGAACAGGTCAACCCAGGTGATCCAACAGCACGCATGACGGGTGAGTTAGTTGGTTCTTTCACACCTGTTGTTTTGGCGACAACGCTGCCTAAGCTAACAGCAAGCCTAGTGCGGGCGGTTGAAACACGCTTACCTGGTGGTGTTCAGAGACAGGCTGCGGAGACATTGCAAGGCAGTTTAGCTGCTGGCGGCGAAGACATTGCGGCAACTGCTGCCACATTGCGTGAATCAACGGGTGCTGGCACGGCTGGTCAGGTCAGCGGTAGCCCACGCTTGTTGGCGATTGAAAAAGAGTTGGTATTGTCTGGCGGTAAGGTCAGCGAAGACATTGCAGCGCAAACGCAGAAAGCGATCAACGAATTTAACGCAGCTTATCGTGCAGCAATCACAAGCGGCGACCCTGATTTGGTGCGTCAAGCGGCACAAGCCCGCCAAGACTATTTGGTGCAGACATTAGGCGCACGTGTGGCGAATGCTGAAAAACGCGCCAGAGACATACAGACCACAAATCTGCGCACGGCTGATCCGGCAAAGGTAAGTTCTGCCGCACGAAACATCCTTGAGGATGCACTGACAACAGCACGGGCGACAGAAAACCAGCTTTGGTCAGGTGTAGATCGAACGCTAAAACTGCGGGCAAACAACACGCTAACAACTTATAACGAGTTGAAAGCAAGTTTGGCTTCTGGTGAAGAACTACCAGCACCCTTGAAAGCTCTCGTATCTGACATCAAGAAAAACCAGAAAAAACTAAACTTGGGTAAAGGTGAAACAACGTCTGGCAATCTGCTGCGCACACGTAGTCGTTACCTTGAATTAGCGCGTGAGGCACGGGCGCAGAAAAAGTTTGGCGATGCACGGATGTATCAGACCGTTGCTGACGCTATGCTAAAAGACTTAGACCCTGTTGTCGGTGATGCAGCAAAGGTTGCGCGTGAGTTTTCACGCGAGTTGAACAAGAAGTTTACGCAGGGCTTTGTCGGTAAAACCTTAGGGTATCAGTCTGATGGTGGTTTGCGGGTTGATCCAACACTCACACTTGAGCGGGCTGCGGCGGGATCAGATCAGCAACAGTTGCTTAATTTGCAAGCCATGCAGACGGCTGCGGGCGACCAGGCTGGTGATATGGCGGCACTGCAACAGCAGTTTTTCCAAAACCTAGCGGCTGACACAACAAACTTTGACGGCACGGTGAACCCAAAGAACTTAGAGAGTTTCATTTCTAACAATCGTGCGACTATAGATCAGCTTGGTCTAACAAATGTTCTAACTGACCCAGCGAGTGCGACACGTATCGCAGAACGGGTTGCCAATCAGGCCAAAGCGGGAACAGCGTTTGCTACGCAGAAATCGGCTGCTGCAAGCGTCCTGAGAACAAACAACATGAATGAGTACGTGCAAAGCATTCTACGCTCAAACAATGTTTCTGGTGGGCTAGATGATGCGGCACGTTTGGCAAAGCGTAGCGGTGATCCTGCGGTCATGGATGGTTTGCGGTATTCAATCTATGAGACATTTCTAGATACAGCAAAAACAGACGGCGGCTTGATATCCGGCAATAGATTGGAAGCGCTGCTAAACGCCAAATCGGGCAATCAGACCTTGCGCCAAACATTGCTGAAAAACGGCACGTTTACATCAGGTCAGATGCGCAACATTGACCGCCTGATTAACAAAACCAAGCAGTTTGAGACTGCTTTGGCAAACACCAGCCGAGCCGAAGACTTGCTTGGCGGTGAAGACATATTCTTTGACCTTCTACTTCGCATTGGTGGTGCGACAGTGGGTGGCAACAGTGTAATCGGTAATGCAGCGGGAACACCTTTGGTGGCTGCTGGTGCTGGTTCTCGCGCGTCACAAAAGCTGTTCGACAAGGTGCCGAAGTTAAGAGTTAAGAGCGTAATAGCCGAGGCAATCAACGACCCTAAGCTGATGGCTACACTGCTAGAAAAGCCTACCACGGTAAAAGCCAAGGCGGCACGAGACAAGCGCTTGTATGCAGCATTGCTGCAAGCGGGTTTACTTGACGGGTCAGAATTGATCGGAAACGAGGTAGAGTAATGGCTAAAAACAGTATTACCGACTTTAGCGCTACGGCTGCGTCTAATACGGACATCCAGAATATTGACATAGACGAGGGTTGCGCACCAAGCGGGATCAACAATGCTATCCGCGAATTGATGGCTGACCTAGCTGATGTAAACGCGGGGACGGTGGCTTTAACTTCGCCGGACTTTACGGCGTTTTCTGTTGGCGGGACGACGATTACAGCAACGGCTGCTGAGTTAAACTTCGTAGACGGCGTAACCAGCAACATTCAAACACAGTTAGATGCAAAAGGTACAGCGTCATCGTTGTCCGACCTTGGTGTGACCGCGACGGCCTCTGAATTAAATGTGCTGGATGGGTTCACTGGCGATCTAAACGACATCAACATTGTTGACGTTACAACGCTTGGCACCTCACAAGCCAGCAAGGCGGTTACTGCTGATGCAAACGGCGATGTTAAGTTTTCTAATGCAGTTGTTGAGACGGTCTATGCTTTAACAGGAACCGCGCTTGATCCAAATAACGGCACGGTGCAAACCAAAACAATCAGTGCGGATACATCATTCACAGATAGCCTGTCAGCGGGTGAAAGCATGTCTCTGCACCTTACAAGCGCGTCATCATACAACATCACATGGCCCACGATTACTTGGATAACAGGCAGCGGTAACAGTGCGCCAACACTTACAGCGGCTGATACGGTGGTTTTGTTTAAAATCGGCTCAACACTTTACGGTGTTTGGATTGGGAGTTCTGCATAATGTCAGCATGGAAAAAGTTAGCTATGGCAAGGCCAGCGGGGGCTGGTTTTGATGCTGATGATGTGTTTAGCGCAGATATTTGGAGCGGCACAGGTTCTAGTCGCAGCATTACTAACAACATTGATTTAGCTACAGAAGGCGGTCTTGTTTGGACAAAAAGACGAAACTCCAATCAAGATCATTACCTTTTTGATACTGAACTTGCCTTCAGTGGTGGAAACAGTGGAAGTTTTTCCAAAAGACTTAAATCAAATACAACAGACCCATCGGGTAGTGAATTGAATGCACTTACTGCGTTTAACACTGATGGCTTTACTTTAAACTCCAATGGTGCTGTCAATGGGTCATCTGGCACTTACGTGTCTTGGACATGGCGCAAGGCTGCAACCTATTTTGATATTCAAACTTGGACGGGCAATAATACTTCAGGTCGTTCAATTTCTCATGATCTAACGACTTCTCCAGAAATGATATTTATAAAGAAGACTAACG